AGCAGGAGCAATACCATACATCAAAGACTTCATCAATGTTGACTTTCCAGTTCCTGGAATGCCGATAATATAAAATAGTTTCATTTATGGAACTTACCTTTCTTTTTCAATCTGCGAACAACCTTTCTATAATGTTTTGTTGCTGCCCAAATATTGAACCCCTGTTCTTTTTCCAACTTGTGGATATTGCTATGACATTCTTGACAAACAGGCACTAAATCGATCGATATATTCTCATCACCAAACCTTTTGTATGTCCTGTGATGTAATTGTAAACTGTTATCGTCTTTTGCACAACACCAACAAACAAACTTCCCTGCTTCTCTACCTTCAGCATACGTCTTATACATATTCGATTCAAAATATGTTTTACGCTTTTGTTTCCACGCATCAGAAGTTATATACTTTCTATATTCTTCTCTTGAATGTTTCATAGTTTTTTTGCTTATCCGAAGAAACTCTCCAAACTTGATTTCACTTCATATGCTTCTGGGTGATATTGTTCAACAATCTCTTTACCCATCTTTGCTTCAAGATAATCGTACCATTCCTGACTTGTCCACATAGAAGGTGATACACCGTTCCAGTATTCACGCCACTCAGGATGCTCTTTGTTCTTGCGGCGATCATCAACAAACTGCTTGCGCATTGCCTCATAATCCCATGAACCCAATTCATCCATATCTTCACGGAAGTAATAAACCAAAGACATGCGAAGCATATCATCTTCGCCTGAATCTGGTGCCTCAATGGGCGTGTTGCCATGAATCACCCTCATGTTGTCGATCAATAATAAGTCACCTGGACGAACGTTCACAGCAACACGTACTTCTGGTGCAACAAGATACCCATTCTTCCAGTCTTTTCCTGGAGGAGCGATTACTGTTAGGTTTGAGAAACCTTCATTCAATGAACCAGCATCACGATGGCATGCCATACGAGCATTGCGATCTTTGGTTGTTGTATTTACAGTAATGGTGGTGAATGTGGTATCCTCACCAATTAGGAATTTGTTGTCCAAACGGTCTGCAAACTCTTTTTGTTTTGCGTGACGATTAGGCAACAAACGAGCAAACTCTTTCTCAAGTTTACGAGCAAATGGATATGACTTCTCAAACTTCTCACGATTGTGATCTACATACGCAGTAGCACGACCATAAGGAATACGAGGATAGCGACCATAGAAACCTGCAATGCCTGACCAGATAGCAGTAGCATACGAAGTATCACTGATCCACTTTTCTTTCAAAGTCTTTGCATATTCCGCAGCATCATCGTTTGACATTGCTGCCATCTTTGCCATTGCTTTAGGGAAGAAGTCATGATAGTCATCATATTCAGTTTCGATCTTTGTGCGCAACCAAACACCACCACGAATCTCATGCTTTGCTTGCTCATGTTTCTTGCGGATATCTTCTAGTAGATCTGAACCGTCAACAGGTTGTGGTTGTCCTTTGATATAATAGTTTAGAACATCTGATTGATAACCAGTCACCCAGTCACGATTACCTTGTGTTGCTTCTCTTGGACCAGCAGCAAGTCCACGATTGTTAGACTCGATAGCAGCATCATACAAACCTTCGTATGCACCGTCTTGTTCTGCTTGAGTAAACACACCCTTGCGGAACTTGAATGCAACTTCAGTTTCAGTCATGCAGTTGATACACTGATTATCGCAAGAAGCAGAATCTACCATATCACATGATGGTGGAAGATAAAAGTCTGCGTCGTTCTCAATAAGAATATCGTATGAGTCGTTGTCAACATACTTACCCAATAACTCATCTTCGCCAATCATAAACTTCGCAATGTAGACATCTTGTCCTTCATCACCTTTATACTTCTGCCATACATGACCGTTGATATTGATTTCTTCCATTAGAAAAATTCCTCTAAACCCATCTGAGTATTTGTAAAAGTTTTTTTGTGGTCAATAATTCCACTATCCAAATATATCTCCATTTTACTCTTAGAAATAGAATTTGTCAAGTATTCTTTCCTGCAAGTTTCTTCTCTTGCCTGCCACATTGGATGCCAGTCGATACCACTCCAATTGTCGTTCTCGCACTTCTGGATCTCCTCTGCTTGTCGATCTAAGTAATACCCAAGATATCTACCCTCTCGTTTTCTGAATAACTTTTTGAATGAACACAAGCAGGTTTCCATAGCAAAATAATCTGCTTTGTGTGCTACATTGGGGAATCTTGTTTTGACTTCAGCAAGGATCTCTGCTGCTTCTGCATCAAGATATTGCAGTTGAGTTTTGTCTAGTTTTTCATTGACCCATTCTGGTTTGTTTACAGCATAGCATAAACCATTGCGATGGGAGCGAGAACCACTGTAATCATGCAACCATAAACTATCCACATCAAGAGGAACACCAGCACATTGCTTGAGAGATTGGAGATAGAACCAAGAACTGTATCTTCCGAATTTGTGCCATCCATTAGCAACATCCCATAGGTTATAGAAAGTTTGAACTGGATCGTCTACGATGTGGGGAGCAAATGCTTCACGTTGTGACTTACCACCAACCCAGTCTTTGTAAGATAAGAACTGCGCAGGCAAGTGTCCTTTGTTCCACTTGGTGTCTGTTTGATAACGAAGACGTGAATAGTTTTCGTTGTTCCAATCAGTTAGACGATCAACACCAACAAGTTCCATATCTGGAAACTCATTCCAGATTATATAGGCAGTTGGAAAATGATAGGTTGTGCCATACAACCACACCAACCAAAGTTTTTGCTCAGTGTTATACTCGAAACGATCGAAGAAATAGTTTGTCATGTAGAGTGCAGGATCGCAATCTTCTATCTCTAAAGACCACCCAAACCAGTTGATAAAATCTTCTTTGGTTTTCAAAACCATTCCTCAAGTGATGGTTTGTCTGCTAGTAATGCATCACGCAACCAGTATTCTCCAACTGAATCAATTGCTTCCTGGGTCTTTGCAAGTTTCTTTGCACCAAACCCATGATCGTTGATACCTTCTTCAATAAGTTTAGCAGCAACTTTGGTGTCAGGTAAAGCAATGGTTGGATCTTTGATTGCACGATCTCGGAAGTCAATCTGCTCTTGACGAGTTCTGAATAATGGTTGATCTGAACGCAGTGAACCAGATGGATCTACCGCCCAGAAAACAAGACCATTGCGAGCATGCCAAGTAACAGAACTAGGAGTACATGAGAGTTTGAGACGTTCCATTCCATTGTCGAATGCTCCTTGCATGTATTGACTCCAAATCCGAGAGGCATAACCATTACCTTCTTTGCCTTCTAGGGTAACGATCTCATAGAGGTTTACATATCGTGATCTTTTGCTCTGGGTTGCAAAGATCAATGCGACTGGTTCCCCATCATCGAACATAACAAGTGGTGGATTGGAGTCGTAATTGTGGAAACGAAACCACAGACTATGAGCACTATTTAGAAAACGAGTGTTTGTGCCTTCTGGTTGTTTCTCAATTAGTTGTTCAACAAATTCTTTATTGCAAGTCTTGAATGTTGTCGTCATGCTTTACTTCTTGAAATTCCATTACTTCATCTTTATAAATGTACTTTGTCATCATAACACATTTATTCGCAATAGGCAACCCCGATCTTAGAGCAATGTCTGCAGTTGATGTAAATACAACACCATTATCACGCACAGACATATACAACGGACGTTCACCGTTGCGGAATGCAGTCAACGTTTTATCAGCAGAAACAGTAACAACTGCCATGCTTGCAGGGTGAAAGTCAGTCAGAGGTTCATTACCTGCTTCAAGTGAACGCAAAATCATTTCGCTGTCGTTAGCAGTTTCACATTCATACTTCCAGGTGCTTGGATCTTCCTGACTAATAACACCGTTATGTGCTATTGAAAGACTGCCGTTAGAAAAAGGTTGGTTATACCGTAAGTCAGAAGTAGAATAACGGATATGACCAATGAGGTATAGATTCCCATCTTCATTTACATAGTCCCATAAATCTTTGTCTTGTAAAAACCAAACAGCAGGTTTACTTTCTTTGACAGTATGAACCTCACCGTTCTTCACATAAGACAAACCAGTAGCATGCTTGCCACGAATCATAGATTCGAAGAAAACATTACGAACTAAATCGATATCTTCTTGAATTACATTTTTTAGAGATACACCAATTACGCCACACATATCAACACAAATACATTATCTTATCAGCAACTTCCTCAGCATCTTGATACTCAGGATAGTGTTCAAAACAAACATCAACCAAATCGCAAGGTGGTGCTTCAAACAACGCATTGGTATCATCGAAGCGACCTTCTTTTATGGTATTCATAAAAACAATAAAATCTGGTTTGACAATTTCACGAGTACGTTTGGTTGGAGAAATCATATCAACAACCACAAACTCTTGGTCCAATTGTTCCGCAAGAACTCTCATTCGACAAGCAGCACGATCTCTACCTTCATCACTAAAATCCCAATCATCAAACTCTTTTCTTACATCGTCTGCATTCAACCAAGAAACTGGATAATTTCTTCCATGCAACTCACTGACTAATTTCTCAGCAAATGTAGTCTTACCTGATCCAGAATTTCCCATAATCAAAATAAGTTTCATCACATCGCCTCGTTCAATTTTCTAATTTTATCGAGTTTCTTCTTTTGCTTCTTCGCTTTATCTAATTGTAACTTAGAAGCACGATGAATAAAAGTAATTCCTTGTAAATGATCATACTCATGCAAAAAAACACGTGCAGTATAACCATTGAATTTGATAGTATCAATTTGTCCGTTATGTCCAGCGAAACGCACCTTGACAACTCCTGGACGTTTGATATTTATGAACAGTCCAGGATAAGTAATACAACCTTCTTCTAACAACACATCATTGCCTGTATCAGCAATAACTGGATTGAATACTGAAAAAATAGAATCAGGATTGCGATAATCTCCAATAACAAATACTTGATAAGGAATACCAACTTGAGGTGCTGCCAAACCAAGTCCTTGATTCGCAATCATTGTTTCTTTTAGATTCTGAAACAACTCAGTTGGATCCATTGGTGGTTCTCTGAAATTGAATTTCTCTGCAGGTTTGTGGAGAATGGGGTCATGGTCAGGTAAAATTTTATAAATCATGCTGCAATCCTGCTGTAACTTTTCACTTTTTCAAATTTGATTTGACTGCGGAACTTATCCACTAACACATCACCTTTATGAGAGATGACAAAGATATTTGTATCACTCAATTCATTGAATAAACCCATTAGAATCTCAACACCGTTCGCATCCATAGATGAGTCAAATACTTCATCAAGAATCAACAGGTTGGTGTTTACTGAGTTCTTCAACTTTGCTACTGCTCGCCAAGTCAACATCAACGATATATCTATACGTGCCTTTTCACCCTCAGAAAACGAAGCATATGAAAAGTCATCACGTCCACGTGACTTGATAACCTCATTGAATTCTTCATCAAGTTCAAAGTTGACAAAGAAATCCATTGCTGCCAGATACTTGTTTACCAACTTGTTGATGATAGGAACATACTGGCGAATAATCTTAGTCTTGATACCACCGTCTTTCAGAATAGAAGAAGCAATGGTGTATAACTCTTTGTCGTGAGAAAGTTGTTCTTTGCGTTCATTGATAGAATCTAGTTCACGAGTAAGTTCATCAATATCACCATCAGTACCAGAGTTATCGCTGACAGACTTATTACTAAGTTCTTCAATTTTACTTTGGTAGAGCGCAATCGATTTGTTACATTGCTGAATTTCATTTTGAACCTCTGTTACACTGGTTTGTTTATAAGTAATTGCGCTGTTGATCTCAAAGATTGCGTTGCGCCTTGCAAGCAACATTTCTTCTTCTTTCTCAAGTTCTTCGATTGCTGTCTCAGTCTTTGCAAGAATTGCATTTGTGTCTTGTATCTTCTTTTCTTTGACGTTATCATCAATCTCTTGGTCACAAGTTGGACACTGACAGTTATCATGGAAAAATTCGACACGTTTGTTTCCTTTCTTGATTTTCTCTTTGAGTTTCTTTAGCAACTCATCAACTTTGGTTGACTTCTTTTCAACTGAGGTTTTATCTGCAATTTCATCAAGCAAAGTTTGAATTTCGCTATTGAGTTTATCAACACTTTCTTGTTTAGTTTTGATTGCTTCCTTTTCACCATCAATCCAAAAGTTATAGTCTGCAATCTGCGACTGAAGGTCGTCTTGTAGTTGCTGAAGATATTTCTTTTGGACATCAATCTTATTCTCCACCAATTCTACTTGGTAGGCAATTTCAGTTGTCTTATTTTTGTTCTCAGCAATCTTATCTTTGAGTAGAAGGTTCATATTAGAGAAGATCTGAATATCAAGTAAGTCTTCAATAACTTCTCGGCGATCACGTGCAGACAACTGCATAAATGGAGTAAAAGACGCTGAACCCAATACCACAATTTGAGTGAACGATTTATAATTCAGTTTTAGAATTGTTTCTTCAAGAATAATCTGGTAGTCTTTTGCAGCACCAGTTTGATCCAGCATCTTATCATCTTTCCAGATTTCAAACACAGCAGGTTTGATACCACGCACAACCTTATAGTCATGACCACCAGTGCGGAACTCAACCTCAACTCTAAGATCTTTTTGATTGATAGAGTTCATCAGTTGTGGTTTTTTGATATTTCGGAAAGGTTTATTGAACAAAGTAAAACACAGCGCATCAAGCACTGTGGATTTACCAGCACCGTTTTCTCCTACTATAACGGTTGATGGTGAGCGATCAAATTGTATTTCAGTAAACACATTACCAGTTGAAAGAAAGTTCTTCCAACGGATAGTAGAGAAATGTAGCATAAATTAGATACCTAAAGACATTGCTTCATTATACAGCGATCTTAGCAAATTATCAAGTTTTTTCTTTGGGATAGTTTCTGGCATTGCTTCAACATACTTTGACATGATAGTAACTGTGTCTTGTGCTTCATCTATCATATCATTTTCATCTTCAAACTGGAGATTCAAATTATCTTCAACAACCTGAATATGAATTGGACCTGATTCATTTAGTTTGTCCATGAACAAATCAAACCAATATGGATTGTCGCAATTCTGTCGGATTACTTTGACGTAGGTGTCGGAGTACGAAGAAAAATCAAAGTCTAAAATTTGTTCAATTGTTTTACCATCATCACTATAAAATACTTTATGGAACATTGAATATGGGTTACGAACAAAATCCAGTTCACGAGTATTTGTGTCAAAGATATGAAAACCTTTTGGATCTTGATAATCAATCCAAGTCAACTCATAAGGACATCCCAAATATTGAACATTGCCAATCTTATTCTTATGGTGGAAGTGACCAGAGAATACTTGTTCAAACTTCTTGAATTTATCAACAGACATGCCATGCTCATTCACATTACCACGATCCATAAAAGCACCCTGTACTTCTAAGTGTGCCATCATAATCTGAGCAGGAGTGTCCTCCATTGTTTTGATTGCTTCTGGATAATTCTGATTATTGATCCACGGCATAATAAGAATATCAGTGCCATCAAAGTTTACAGTCTTTGGTTCAGAATAATAATTGACATGAGTATCCCTAAACAACTCTGTCATTGAATTGATTTCATTGGTGTTCTTATAAGGAACATCGTGATTGCCAATGATAACATGAAGATTTATATTGTGTTCATTACACTTATCAATGAACATTTCCTTCATACGTCTTAGAGTAACATATGAGATATACTTGCGGCGATCGACAATATCACCAAGATGAATAATAGTGTCGATACCATTTTTATCCAAGTAAGGAAAGAATTCTTTATCATAAAACTTCTCAAAATAATCCAGAAACGCAAGGTTATCATTTCTTGCACCGAAGTGCGTATCTGTAATCAATGCAATCTTCATACAAAATTTTCCTTAGAAGGTTTTTCAATCCAAATATTGGATGCAAAAGTTCTTCTTTGTCCAGATAATACTTTTGTCACTTGGTGCACATATTTACCTGGATCAAATATAATCAATCTATTTGGTACTGCTTGGATTCTTTCAACACCGTCTTCATGTTGAATTTCTAGATAACCACCCTTTGGGGTTTCTGTATGAGCATAATATACCATCCCAATTGCAGGGTTTACCATATTTTTATGAGTCCACCATGCATGCTCATCTTTATCTAAATGCCACTCTAGCACATCAGTGCCATCTTTTCTTGGTATAGGATTTGTCCAATATTCAAACCCAGCATAATCAAAATCAGGTTTTTCTATATGGTTCCAAACAAAATATGCTAAGTCTTCCCAAAGATTTTTTGTTTGCTTACCATCACACCAAGAAAAAGGATGTGGGTTTTGCCAGCGTTTGTCATCTCTAATATCGTTGAGAAAATCACCTTCTGGCAAAAGGTTGTCTATAATTTTCAATATTAGTCCTCGTGAAGAACCTTACGCTTTTTCTTTTTGCGTTTGTGTTCTTCAAAGTTTTCGATAAAGTTTGCCATATATTCTTCAGACCACTCGCTGCCTTTGATACTGTCGTTGTAGTCCGTGCCTTGATCATGTTCTTGTACATCAGATGTACCAATAAACATATTGGCATTCTCAGTTGCTTTGTATTTGGTATACAGATATTTCTTTTCTTTCTGGATACGACGCAGGAATGCGTAGTAGATAATTTGTGTAAAGTAAGCGAAAGGATTGTTAGACTTATCTGGATTGAAGTTGTCGATGTATTGCAGACAGTTCTCAATACCATCACAAATCATTTCTTCACGAAAAGTGTAATTTACAAAGTTTGGTTTGTATGACAAATGATAAGCAATCTTCATAATGCAATCAGCAATATATGTCGGACAAACAGGACGTGGTTCATCCATGTTTTCTGCGTCCTGCACAGCATCTCGATATTCAATCATCGCTGCTAGGAAATCTTTATTGTTTACATAATGAGGATTCTTCTTTTTGTTTACCATATCAATGTACCACCTTCGCTTCTGTGTTTGCTTCTTGTTGAATTTGTCTCAACATCTCAACATATTTGTCAATTTCTTGTTGCTCTTGTTCAGCATATTTTTCTGGATACAAATATTGATCAACAACATCAACATAAAATTCTTTTACTTGAATAGGTGCTTCTGATAATGCTACTACATGAAACATACTAATATCTATTATATTCTCATCATCCAATAAAGGCAACCATTGATATCCAACCATTGATGCTTTTTGTGCTGTAGAAATACCCTTGATGCTCACTTCAATAGGATTCAACACAGTCAACAATTTTTCAGTAACACCAAGCACATCAGCAATGATTGTCTCACCGTTTGTAAGTTTTATAAACTTTATCATCAACTCTCCAGTTTGATTTTATAGATTTTGTATTCAAACTCTTCTTCATTATATTGTTTTATTCGAACAGCGAAGTGTTTTAGCGTATGGTTATTCCAAGACTTCCACATCAGATCATCTGCTATATCATACAGCGTAGCAGATTCTTTTGTGTCACTCTTTCTTAGACCCCGACCAATAGACTGTAAATTCCGTACCCGAGACTTAGAAGGACTAGCAAATATAATGTTGTGAAGATTGCGTATGTTGACCCCAGTAGAGAACGTCCCGTACGAGGCGACAATAATTGCACTCCGCTCTCCTTCAGTAATTCTTCGAACTTCTTCTCGTTGATCAGCATCTACGCCTCCATGAACAAAAAATATATGACGGTCATCTTCAACCTCATTCTTTATCATATTATATAACAAAGCACCATGCTTTTCAACCATTTGGAATAACACCAGAGTATTTCCTGATCGGGAAATTGCAAGGTTCTTTATGAAGTTATTTCGCTTTTCGTTACCGATCAGGAAATTTATTTCATCCTGATAGTTTGCTTTATTCATCTCTTTGCGAGTTTGATCGCTATACTTTAGCACCAAACATTTTATTCTAAACTCAGCAAGTGTTCCTTTCTCAATCAGTTCTTTAGTTTGTATCACTCTCATAACTGGACCAAACAAACCTTCCAACACCAACTTGTTTGTTTGTGTGCCATCTAATGTACCAGTAAATCCAAACCGATACTTACAGTTGGGCAACTTCTCCATAATCTTGGTAAGCGACTGTGCTTTGAACAAATGTGCTTCGTCACCTATTACGATATCGAACTGATCAAAATATGATTTGGGCATTTTATAGATTGACTGCCACGTTGAAATATAAACTTTCGCCGTATCGCAATTTTTTTCTTGACCAGACATGATCAGATGAGTATAATCAATTTGTCGCCCATGATAAAGAGAGAAGTCTGAATTCATTTGAGACACTAACGATGTAGTGGGTACGATAAGCAATGCTTTCTTTATCAACTTTGCTGCAAAGTAATACTTCAGCAAAGAATAAATTATAAAAGACTTTCCACTCGCCGTAGGCGAGAGAATGAGGGCACGATTGTTGCGGATAGCATGAGCAACTGCACGAGTTTGATAATCTCTTGGTTTGAATTCTTTCTCTTCAAGAAACTTCTCAAGTTTATTTAGGGGAACGTCTTGAGTGTCTTCGAGATCATCATGAATGATAACCTCGTATTCTCTTTCTTCTGCAAACCTTTTTATGTGTTCAATCAAACCTACATAGATTTGCATAGTGTTTACATTTAGAAGTCTTACTTTGCCATCCCAGTATTTGTTGCGCACCGATGGCATAAACTTAGCACCAGGAACCTCAAACGTAAAGTAGTCTGACATTTCTCGAGCAGTGCCACGGTCGCAAACAATTTTTAGAAAGACTTCATCTTTCTTGTAAACATCTATTGTATCCATCTATTTTTTATTCCAAGGTACTCTGCCTTTCATTCTTTCTGAATGTGCCTTAGCAGCAGCGATTTGTGCAGGAGTTCTTTCTCTACCCTTTGCATATAACTTTGTTGTTTTGTCCATATTATGGATTTTACCAGTATGAGTTTTTGCTCTTTTACTGATATTTTTTTCACTGTTTAGTGTTTGTAAGTTTGTTGGAATATTGCCTTTGTTAGACTCTGAAATTTTTTGCTTTGTTTCTTCAGAATGGGTATAATCTGGACGCCAGTTTTTCATCCCTTTGTTCCAAGATGATCCAACTGGGTCGCCGTATTCAATATCGGAGAGATCAATATTGCTTGGTGGCAAATCGAATAGTTGGTCGAGGTTTTCGGTATAAATAGTTTTAGGCATGACGCTACTCCTTACAGTGCGTTGATGTTTAGGATCGGAGAGTGTTCCCGCACTCTCCTTTCTGTTTCTATTTATACTAAACATCACTTATCCCATCGTAAATTTTAGAAAGTCTATTGCATTCTTGATTGCAAATCCACGAGTATCCAGACTCTTGATAATCTTTTCAAGATAGTCAACTTTCTCTTGTTGCATTGCAACCTTCAGTGTGGTTTCAATATACAAGTCATCAGATTCAATATATGTGTCAGTTTCGTTCTTGAGCAATTTCTTATAGAACTGATCACGATTTAGTTCTTCCAACTCATCTCTATCCAGTTCTCCTAGATAATATTCCAGAAGAGTTTTGCGAACACGATTCTTTTCTGCCTTGAGTTTGAACAAAGCAACACGCTCACCCATAAAGATCTTTAGGTACTTGTTGTGAATTTTTGGAATCTTGACACTTTCGGTTGAAAGTTCGGTTTCGTCAATTTTTGAATCTTTATCCCATTCGGCGATAATATCTTCTAATTTCAAACTGTTTCTCCATAATAAAATAACCCACTAATATTATACGCTATCAAGCGACAGTAGACAATTCAAACTTTCTGTATCTGAATGTTACATCAGCAAGTAGATAAGACACGTCTGTTTCTTCAACAGTAAAGTCCACACCAGAAATACTGGTTGGGTATAAGTCGATAAACTTCACATTGACGTTTGGTTTATATTGATTGGTGGTAATGATCAATGATGCGTCTGAATATACTGTACTTCCAGGTTGATTGGATGCACGTTGTTGTCTAGCAGTTTGATCAAAGTTATCTGGATATCCCAACGAAACCATCCAATCATAGATTTCTTGATAGTTCTTTAGATCTTCATCAATACGAAAGCGAACAGAAAAATCTCCATACGAAAGTTTATCTCCAGGAACTGGTAGTCTAACAAATGGGTTTTCTACTGTTTCGATTTGACCCATGCTTACAGCAGGAATAGTTGCACTTGTACAAAAGTATGTGACATGTGGCAACTTTTGGATTGCAAATTGAAATCCAATTGGAGAAAGAAAGTTCTTATTGTCTGGTTGTGTTGGCATAAAAGATCCTTCAAGTTATATCATATATTTAGGAGCAAAAAAGGGGATCCGAAGATCCCCTTTCAAAACGCTTGGTGAACCCAAGTCTATTTTTATCTCAATTTACATGAGATTGGTAACTTTTACCAAACGGTAATACTTGTTACCATCACCAGAACCAAGACGTGCAGCAACACCGTTGCCATCGTTAGTAGCGAATGGGTTTGCAACCATGCCGTAACGAGTCTTGAAACCGATCTTAGGTTGGAAGGTATTCTCACCAACCGCACGAACCATCTGTAGAGGCACGTATGGGCAGTAGAATAAACCAGCATCAAATGCTGAAGTACCTTTATAACCAATAGTGTAGTAGTTATTGGTTGCGTCAGCGAAGTATGGATCGATGTATACTTTGATACGACCGTTCAATACGCCAGCGAAGGTGTTACCAGTGTCGTCAACATTCAAGTTGTTGTTCAACGCAGGAGCGTAATCAAGAACACCTGCCATCTGAAGTGCAGAAGCAACGTCAGAAGAAGTGATCATGATGTTACCCTTACCACGACGTGTTGCTTTCGCCAATTCGTTAGCATCACGCTCGATTTGGAACATCAAACCTTTGAACTTTTCAACAGACCAACGACCGTTAGAGTCAGTGTCAAGGTTGAAAGTACCAGCAGCGGTAACGTTCTTCTGTGCACCAGCAACAGCAGAGTAGTTGATAGTACGAACTACTTCACGGTTGATTTCGGTCAAGATTTCAGAAGAAAGGATGTTTGACAACTCTTGCTCAGCGTCCAAACCGTGAACTGCTTTCAAGTCTTGTGCCAATTCCATTGAGTACTCTGCCTTCAACGCACGAGATACTGCAGTTACTGCAACTTTCTCGATTGAGAACGCCATCTCAGCGAATGCTGGACCACCAGTAGAACCTAAACGCTCTGCGTCTGCAGTAGACAAACCAGTGTGAACGTTATAAGAACCACCAGAACCAACCTCACCAGTACCACGATCTGAAGGATCAGTACCGATTTGGTTGTTTGACAAGGTAGCGTTTGCAGCGAAGGTGTTACCTGAGAACGATGCGTCTGCTTCGTTGAACAATGCTTCAGTGCCAGTCTGTGAAGTGTAACGTGAACGCATTGCGAAGATCAGACCAGTAGGACCAGTCATAGGTTGTACACCTG